CACACCTTCAAAAGTGTTCCAAGAGCTAGGTGTACCAAATTGATTTAGACCGCTGTTAATGTCTAAGACGTTTTGTGATTTATTCAACGCTTGTATTCTTAACATTGAGTAAACCGTTCTGTTCATATAGAAAGCAGGACGACCCATAGACAAGTTAGGAATACGATCTAAAGCGCGTGACATCAATTTGATAATGTCAGCAGCCGCAGATTCAGCAACCAAGTTAGCTGTGTTGATGTTACAAATACGAACGACATAACGCCAATCTTTAACAACTAGACCATTCTTCCATTGGTAATGCGTTTGGAAGGCTTGGTAAGGGTTAGAGTTCGCATCATAAACGACCAATTCACCTTGATCGTCATGAGCCAAACCAGCTTTAGAACCTTTAGGGAATGTGCAGAAAGTCGTGTTATCACCCCAAACCACTAAGTAAATAGAAGTATTGTTGGTAGATACACCACCCGCGTCGATGACGTTTTGAGCATTACCCGCACCAGAGATGGCGCCATAACGTGGAGCTAAGCCTAGATACTGACGTGGATCAGTTGCAGGGTTGCCGTACAATAATGTACTGGCTTGTGCTTGGTTCATCGCTTCCAAGAACGCTGAATCTTCAGACATTCTAAAAGCATTGGTGTTGCCGTTTAGTAAAGCTAAGTCTTTATCGATCTTAGCGTAGGCTTCCAGCATACCAATCGACTCATCTACTTGCGCAGTGGTTGATTTGCTTGTTGGAATACCTTGGTTGATCGAACGCCAGTAGGCAGTCGGTAAACCAGTACGGATGATGACACGGTGGCCAGTCGGCAAGTTGCCTTCTTGGAAAACCGCATCTTCTAAAATTTCATTAGATTGCGACAAAAGCTCTGCTACCGCAGGAACCTTGCCATCGGGGTCAAGACGCTTGGCCCAATCTGCCAATGTTAAAGCGCCAGTTGCTAAAGTTGCCATTATTTACTTCCTATTGTGGATAAAGTCGATCAGCCAGAGATGATGTAGCAGCTGGTCCTTTACCACCAGGCACTAGGTTATCTTCTGACATTGCTTTGCCTGCTCGATAAAAGGCTCGGATCATCTCAGGATGATTACCAATGCCGGTTGAGTCGAGTAGTGCTTTCAGTTCAGGCGTGGCAAAAGCGTTGATCGCTTTGCTTGCGATAGCCAGGTTCTCGTCCATTTTTGCACCGCCAAACTCTTTATCAGAGCGTGACTGTTCAGCCCAGTCGGTATAGACCTGTGCCTGTGCAGCTTGATGGTCGGCCATTACTTTAGCTCTCATCAAGCCTCCCATATCCGTCAGGTGTTGCGCTTGCGCTTGTGTTAAACCCGCTTCCTTGGCCGCTGTTTTAAAGGCGTCTTGGATAGTTTCGTCAACAACAGTACCTTCTGGATATGTGAAGTCGGTGTACTCTATAGCTTCAACAGATGCAGGAGCCTCTGCCGATAATAGAGTGGATTCTGTAGTCGGTTCAATGACAACATCAGTTGCAACTTCTTCAGTCGTCGATGCTATTTCTTCGGTCATTAGTCTGTTCCGTTAAAAGTTGTATGTATAAATCTGGGCAGTGATTAAACTGTTCCAGCACCCAAAGTCCTATGACGCGCTTACCTTCTTTATGTGCTGACGTTAAGCCCTCACCGGTAAAGCTGGTTTGAAAGACTCCACATTCGCCCATCAGCCGCCTGAGTAGTCGCCTACCTTCCGGCAGCATGGCGATAGCGGTAAAGTCTTGCGCTTCAACAACCGCTTGAATCTTGCGTAGTTGCTGTGCTACAGCTCTCGCGTCGTCATCAGAGTAACCCTCTGGATTACTTATCATCCGCACCATAGAGCAGATTGGCGGCATTCTTTAGCTTGCCACCGGTCGTCAAACCCATATCCGTAATCTGTAAACAAATACAGACATCAGTGCCTTTGTCGTCGCCATCACGCTCTAATGATTCAGTTGCTGAAGTAACGACAGCAATCGCTTGTAGCGTGACCTGAGTGCCAGCCTTAAGTGCTTTTGTAATGCCTAATGACTCGCATTGATCTTCATCTAAATGCAGGGTCAAGCCATAACCATACTTAGCCGACATACAATAAGTAGCCTCACCCATGTCATCGCTGTCTTTCTTCATGCTGATGAGTTTCATTAGTACCCCACGTAAATAGTGCCGGCCGGCATCGTTGTGCCAGTTGCCAACACTTTTTTAACCATAATGTACTGAACGCCAAACCAAGCGGCTGTGATCGCTATAGTAACGGTCGTGCCACCAGCGGTTACAAAGGTGACATTACCGGTGCCGTTAAAAATCATGGCCCTACAAGTTCCTCCTGGTAGGTCCGCAGCGTCATTAGGTACTACGACTTTTAGGTCTACTAATGGCGTGTACCAGTTGAGATCAGTAAGAAAGGGCGTTGGGTTAGTCTGCATTACAAATTACCCGCAGGATACAAAGCAAAGATGCCGGTTGCAGTCGTTGAAGTAGCTGCAATAATAGAGGCATTAATGCGCACAGTTTGTCCAGCCGCTAATCCAGTCAGTAAAAACGTGCCGCCAGCTGCTAGTGTTCCAGCCACGTTACCTGTCGCGGTTACATAAATTCCGAGACATGGTCCGCCTGGTAACGCAGTTGCATCAGTTGGGGTAACTGGTAAACCTTGGCGCTCAGAATACTCCTCTGCCCCCAGCGTATAGCCACCCGTTGAAAATAAAAATTTAGGCATTTTGTTGTTGTCCTTTCATTGCGGCCATTACATCACCTGATGCTGTACCTGGTTGAGTTGAAGTTTGTCCAAGATTCTTAACTGCTTCACTAGCCTGCATGAGCATGGCTTGTTTTTGTTGTGCCGCTTGCGCCTCTGCACGTTGCTTACGCACCATAGCGACTTGCTCGCCACTGATAATCAATTCGGGATCAATACCGAGCTTGTCACTGTAAGCATCTACCCAATGATCGGGGTCAAACTTGTCCAGAACATCAGGACGCAGAGTTGCAATTTGGCCCATTGATGAGACAAAGCGATCAATACCGTTGACGGCAACAGCCTTTTGAGCTTGTGCCAGCATGGATACATATTCAATATTAAGATCATGACCGGCTAACTCCTCTGGCGGTGGTGGCAATAGATTGGCAGTCAATAGACGTTCAAAGACTGTCTCGATGAGTGGATCCAGTAATTCATTATTAAGGCGCTCAACCACTGGGCCGAGCATTAACATTTTCTCTTCATTACGCGCAGCGACTTCGGTTGCTGTCATGCGAGTATCTTGCTGAGTGATTGCCATGAAGATGTCTGAGAAGAACGCCCCATTAATACGGGTACGCACGTCTTGAATGTCCATGAGCAAAGTCTGAAGATTAAGATTCACTTCAAAGGCTGTCTTCACGCCTTGAGTGCCAGACGACGCATCGTAATAGGAGATGCCGCCAGGGAATAACTCAATCTCTCTATTCTTCATGCTTGATGGCACTTGAATCGGAGGATTAGCCTGGTAGTCGATAGCTTGAGATTTACGGAATTGTTGTGCTTGTAACTGTTTAATATCGCCTAGCGCTTCCATACCTGGAGAGACACCATAAATATCGCCCGACACAGTCGTCCAGCGAGGCGCAACACAAGGGAATGATTGATATCCAGACTCACGCAAGACCTTCTTGCCACCGGCATTACGCTCAAAATACACCGACTTCCAAGGCATATTCAGATTGTCTTTTTTAGATTGATCTCGATCGGCTCTAGGCTCAATCGCATGAATCAAAGTGACCCACTGATCTAAATTGCCACGCTGATAAGCAGACTTAACGACACTACTACAGTTCTCTAAGCCAAACTCACCGACGATCTCAGCGACTGTTTTATCGAACTCACGGTATAAAGTATTGACCTGGCCCTTCCAATCAGTCGTGATGGCGTACTCACCAATCGTGAACGGATGAAGATGAATGACGTTATTGAAGTCTTCTGCAATCAAAGCCGAGGCTGTACCAAACGCACCGAGTTCTTCATACATAGAGTGAAGGACACGGTAACAGTTAGACTTTGCTAGTACATCACTGACTAAATCACCGACTTCATTCAACCAGATTTTAACTGGCTGATACTGCATTAAGTCTTGATCTGTGACGGCTAGACGAAACCAAGGCCTTGATGGACTAGTCATACCTGACATCATGCCAGCGGCTAGAACTCTGAGTGCTTTCGTACCGGTAGAGTCATAAATAACATTGTGACGTTTAAAGCCTTTATTACGATCTGAGATGAAATAGCGACCATTGACCGGCAGTAAGTTACGGCTGACGTCAGACCAATGCTGTAGCCAAGTGGACCGCTCCATCTTCAGAGCGCTCCATCGTCTATTAAGTAGCTTGATTTCCTCTGACACCTATGCGCCTAACAGAGTCTTCTTGGCTAAAGTTCCAGCAGCAATAGGATCACCTTGGCCACCGGTCAAAAGAGTGGTAGTAACACCGCCTCCACCTTGTGCTACGTTCTGTGTACCCACATCAGCCACGACAGCCTTAACATCAGGCGCATGAGCGAGTTGAGGTGGTGGTGGAGGTGGTGGTGGCGCAGGGATTTTGGGCGGTGATGAACACATAATCAATCTCACTTTTAAAGTTAGTGAGAGTCTAACGGCTCAATCGTCTATCATCCGCACGGCTTACTTACGCAGTCGGTCACTGAATCGTGTACGCTCTTTGATGATGTCTCGAATTGTAGACTTGGAGCAATCAAACTTATCAGCCAGCATCTGATAACTGAAGGAGCCAGTATCATAAGCCGACCTGATGGTTGCGCAGTCATCATCTGATAGAGTGGTTTTAGGATGATTCTCGCCAAAAACCTTGCCGGTGCCTGGTCCTCTCTTTATCAGCATCCATTCAGGTAGATTGACGACTGTCCAGGCGATGACTTTCATGTGACCTTCATACAGGCCCATAATAGATTCACCGGACTCTAGCATCATCAAGCAGGGATAAGAATTAGGTACTGCACAGTGTGACGCTCTGAGCCATTTTATCATTGAGTTCTACTCGCAAAGGGATCGTGACCACGCATAGCATCGTTGCGAGGTCTATTGATAGGATGACTGGAATGTATTTTAGGGATAACAGGGAAGCTAAAGGTCAGAGCTAACGCATCACCAATGTCCGGTGAAGGCAGGCCACGCTTTTTTATCTCATCTTTAGACTCAAGCTGTATCTTGCCGGCAGAGTTGTAGAAGTAAGTCGGTGAGGCTAAGTCTTGCTTAAGCCCTTGATCGTTGGGAATACAGCCACCACCCGTCAGCCAATCTCTTAACTCGCACCAAATTTCAGCGCGTTTGTTAAGGTAGCGACCATCAGTCGGTTTACCAGCAAAAGCTACTTCAGTGACCTCATGGCCAAGCTGTCTTAATCGATCAATAACCCCAGAACCCGCACCGGCATCTATAAAGACGGCATCAGGTTTATGCTCCATGATTTCAGAGGCTACTCGTTGAGCCAAGGCCATGTTATCAATGCCACGCATGACAATCGGCTTCCTAGCCACTAAACCTTGACGCATTAATATGACTGAGCGATCATCGCCAAATCGTGCAGGGTCCACGCCCAGAATCTTAGGCGCAAAGATAATGTCGGCATCAGGCACTGTTCTTGTTGCGCCTGCTTCCACATCTGATAGAGACATGAGCTGATTATCACCGGCCGCTGTAAAGTCACATAGATACTCTCTCGCAAATGACGTGTCAGCCATATCACGCTTAAGCCTGGCAACTTCTTCTACATTGAGTGAATGGGTATCGTAGACTGTATATTTAGCTGAGTACCAATCATCGTACTTGTCAGCCCTGAAATAAAGTTCTGAGAATAAGTTTAGGCCACTGGGTGTACCTATAAACAAACTCCAGCCTAGTCTATCTGATAGAGCCGGTTGAATAATGTCCTGCCAAACTTCAGGCTTAATCTGTGCTACTTCATCAATGACAATGCCATCGAGTCGAACGCCTCGCATTGCATCAGGGTTATCACCACCAAAAATACGAATGAGACAGTTATTAGCAACGATCTGAACGGATAGCTCTGATTCATTAATAATGACAGCGCCATGAGGCACCAAGGGTGCAACCTTTTGCTTAAGTCTTGACCAGGCGATTGCTTTGGCTTGCTTTAAGAATGGAGCCACATAAAAGAACTGCCCCATCTCTTTATCAAAGCGCATAGCAGCATCGAGTAATTCCATGATAGCAAGCTCGGTTTTACCGGCTCGTCGATGCAGAGCCAGCACAGTGAAGCGCTTGCGGTTAGAATGGCATTCTCGTTGCCAGTCTCTAGGGTAATAGTTCAGTCTAATCGGCTGCATTGACACCTGTAATAACGTGCAAAGTCTGGCCTCCTGAATGCTCAACCTTATCGACAAACATCTTCAAGTGCTTACCTTGTAACTCGCACGCTTTTAGCGCACCGGCATGGTTAATCATCTTGCCGTCGTCTTCCTGTTGCATGGCGTTTAGCTTAATGAGTTCAATGTCCTCAAGCACTTTATCTACGGTAATTTGAGTGCGCTCAGACCTTGCCAGCTGTGCTATTTGGATAGCGGCTTGAATATAAGGTTTTGTTAGGTTTTCATTACCAATGACTGTTGCAGTCCTGGCAGAATACCCTGCCCTAATGGCGGCTTGAGTAGCATTCAAGTCGACTAGGTATTCTTCAATGAACCTGGTTTGCTTGGGTGTAAGTTTCATAATTCGACAATACTAGGCTTGTGCCATATCTTCCGCACCTTGTAGCCTTCCACTGCTTTAAATGGGTTCTTCTTCCGATTCTT